CCACAATACACACGATTATGAAAGCAGATTTAGTTTTAGTTATCAGCCCTGAAGCCCCACTGATGAAGCAACTGGGCAAGGTATTGGGTAAGATGGTAACCCCTTATGACTTCTCTACTATAGAGAGGGGTGAAAAGTACATCACCATACAGCATGATGAAACTGGGCTTGTAGTGACTTATACGAGTGAAGAAAGATTGAATGTGAAAATGAATGAAGAATGTATTAGAATCTTTGAAAGAAAGTGTCAAGAGTGGTAAAATCACAATCAGAGAGGCAGCTATAAAGCTGCATAAAGCAGGGTGGACGAGTTTTGTAGACGTGGATAAAACGAAACAATTACTTGAATTATGAACTCAATAAATGTAAACGGTTGCAGCGTATGTCAACCCGGTAAAGAAAATTACACCACCTACAACACCAGGTTGAGAGGTAAAAGAGTGAGAATGTACCAGTACGACTACCGTACTGAAAGTGGTGAACTCTTTGCTTGTTGCGCACCTACCTTAGAGGCGTGTAGAGAAAGACGGGATAAATGGCTTAGTTCACGACAATAAGCCGATTGTCGTGTATAACGATTGAAGATATTTCGTTATCTTTGGTTGTGGTAGTACCTTTGGGGTACTATCGCGGGGTGTAGCAGTGGTAGCTTTTCACTTTGACTTGGTGAAGGTCGGTTGTTCGATTCAGCCCCCCGCAACTATTGAGTATTAATTAAAAAAATGACACGATTATGAACATTCTTACATTAAGCATCAAACAGAAGTATTTCGATGAAATCTTGGCAGGCAAGAAAACCCACGAATACCGTGAAATCAGACCAACTAACGCTAAGAAGTATATCACTTACCTATGTGGCGGTAAAGAATATCCGGCTGATGCAGAACTGCCTGAAGAAGGTGAGGTAGAATTGAAGCCTATCAAGTACGATGCAATCAAGCTTCTGACAGGTGCATATACAGGTAAACGTCCTTATATTATCGTTGAAGTGAAAGCAGCAGAAGCTGTTATTCTCACAGATGAAAACGGTAATGATATTGTTTACGAACATCAAGGCGAAGAATATCTTGCTGCACAAATGAATTATACTTTGGGCAAGATATTAGAAAAACATATAGATTGATTTGTTTAACTTTTAAAATTAGAAAGCAGAGTCGCAAGAAGAATTAACAGAGTAGCCGGGCCTCGCAGAAATATGAATGGTGCAGGGGCAGGTGGTAGATTGGTTGCCAATCGTAGAGGTACAGCAAGTGCCACACAGTTAGGATCACGCAGACAGCGTTACAGTGATCTTCGTACTTCATTTGGTTTAAGCGGTGGTTAGCTATGAGCAAGGTAGAACAAGCGAACCGGTATATAGACCTCATTCGGGTAAAATCGAATGAGGCTTTACTGTTTTTATCACTTGGTAAGGATTCGCTTGTTCTGCTTGATTTAGTCTATCCAAAGTTTGACCGGATTGTTTGCGTGTTCATGTACTTTGTCAAGAATTTGAATCATATTAACCGTTGGATAAACTGGACTAAAGCTAAGTATCCGAAGATAGAGTTTGTTCAAGTACCACATTGGAACCTTACTTATATTCTCCGTGGCGGTATGTATTGTGTGCCAAATCCGAAAGTAAAGCTATTGAAGTTGGCAGATGTGGTAAAGGCTATGCAGCTTACTCATGGAGTTTATTATACATTCTTGGGCATGAAAAAAGCTGATGGTATGAATCGTAGGCTTATGTTGAAAGGGTATGAGGTAAACGGTTACGAGAATAACGGTATGGTTTATCCTTTGGCTGATTGGACACAAAAGGATATTCTTGCTTATATGAGGCAGCACAATTTACCCGAACCAGTTCGATATTCATTGAAAGCCAGTTCGGGAGTAGGTTTCAATCTTGATTGTATGCTTTGGATGGAGAAGAATTACCCGCAAGATTTACAGAGAATTTACAGAGTTTTCCCGATGGCTGAAAGAGTGCTTTGGGAGTATCATAATCAACAAAATTAATAAGGAGGATTGCTGAGTCAGAAAAAGAAAGACAAGAGAACAGATATATGCTCAGGCAGAAAGATTGAGCGAAGCTAACTGGAGAAGAAAAAATACATGGAGTAGCAGTGCTGCAAGCAGGCGTGCAAAACAATCTCGTGATAATCTTATAGCAAGAGCCGAAAGGAATACTCTTCGGCAGAGAGGTTTCGGTCTAAGTAATGGCTAATATGGAATTATCAAAATACATAAAGAGTGAATCGGTGGAACTTAATCGTTCTGCCATTCACTTTGCGGATTATAATCCCCGAAAACTATCTGATGAATCACGTAAGACACTGAAACGTGGCATCAAGAAATTCGGATTGGTAGGTGGGATAGTTGTGAATAAGCGTACAGGTCTTACCGTAGTCAGCGGGCACCAGCGTTTGTCTGTCATGGACGAATTGCAAAAGTTTCCCGATAACGACTACCGCATTCGTGTTGATGTCATAGACGTGGACGAGCAGCAGGAAAAGGAGTTAAACATTCTAATGAACAACCCTAATGCACAAGGGACATGGGATTTTGACGCTCTTGCCCGTATTGTTCCTGATATTGACTGGAAAGATGCAGGTCTGACCGATGCAGACTTGAATATGATTGGTGTCGACTATCTTTTGCAGACCGAAGAGGAAAACTCTATTGCGGATGCTTTGTCTGATATGATGGTCCCAGTTTCCGAACAGAAAGAAGCCGATAAAGCCGCCAAGCAGTTGGAACGTGTCGAAAAGGTTGCCCACATGAAAGAGGTCAAACATCAGGTGAAAGAAAACGCACAGAAGCAAGCCGAGAACATGGATGCCTATGTGGTGTTGTCCTTTGATACCTATGAAGCTAAAGCCGCTTTCTGTGAGCGGTTTGGGTATGACCCCGATATGAAGTTCATAAAAGGAGAAGTGTTCGATGAACAAGTAGAAAAAATAGATTAATTATTGGGAGGAAAGCTGAGTCAGAAGAAGACAAAGAAGTTTTAACGAAATACTTGGTACTGTAAGAAGATTAAAAAGAGTATATCCAGGAGAAGCAAATAATTCGCGAATCATGAACGCAGCAAGAAACGCAGGTAAGAATTTGGCACGAAACTTAGGAGTAGATGCGTCTGTGTTGTCACTTCCTTATTGGCGAAAGCAACGTGGATATACAACTGTAAGTAGAGGATTGGCAAACGGATAATTAATTATGAGCAATAGTGAATCTCAAAACAGAAAAGGTAAAGGAGGAAGAAAGCCTAAGTTTGATTATACAAGCGAGGACTTTCTTTCTCTCGTGGAATCGTATGCCAAAAAGGGATTCACTGACAAGGAAATTGCTTATGCCATAGGGATTTTGCCTCAAACATTCTGCGAAAAGAAAAGTGAGTACACCGAAATATCCGAAGTCTTAGCGCGTGGGCGCGCGGCAATCAATGCCACTGTAAGGGCTAAATTCCTTGCAATGGCTCTCGGTGGCATAAAAACCAAAAGCACCGTGGTAAGAAAGCTCCGTGATTCAGAAGGGAATTTGACGGGCGAAGATGAATTACAAGTTAGCGAAAGCGAGTTGGCACCAAACTTGCAAGCAATGTCTGTTTGGCTGTACCACCACGATGAGGATTGGAGAAAGGTTGAACGCAAGCAGGATGAAGACGCTGATATTCCAACAGACATAGAGCATGGCATCAACATTGATTCCTGGATTAAAGACAAGCTAAAATGATAGTACCCCAAGAAATTTACCATCCATTATATGAAGATAAGGAAAAATTTATAATTCTTATCACCGGTGGGCGTGGTAGCGGAAAGTCTTTCAATGCTTCTACTTTTATTGAGCGGTTGACTTTTGAAATGACTCCCGTAGAGAAAATAGTTCATCAGATTCTTTACACCCGTTACACGATGGTTTCTGCCGGTATGTCTATCATCCCCGAAATGATGGAGAAGATAGATTTGGACGGTACCACGAAATATTTCAAGACCACAAAGACGGACATAGTCAATAAGATGACTAAGAGCCGTATCATGTTCCGGGGTATCAAGACTTCTTCCGGGAACCAGACAGCAAAACTGAAATCCATTCAAGGCATTACGACTTTCGTCTGCGATGAAGCGGAAGAGTGGACAAGCGAAGATGAGTTCGACAAGATAATGCTCTCCATTCGCAAGAAGGGTATTCAGAACCGGATTATCATTATAATGAACCCATGCGATTCCAATCACTTCATCTACAAGAAATACATTGAGAAAACTCACAAGCTGGTAGAGATTGACGGTGTGCAGGTTCAGATTTCCACTCATCCGAATGTGCTCCATATCCATACTACGTATTTTGATAACTTGGATAACCTTTCTCCTGAGTTCCTGAAAGAGGTGGAAGATATGAAGGTGAGTAATCCTGAAAAGTATGCTCATGTGGTTATCGGCCGGTGGGCTGACGTTGCAGAAGGTGCTGTGTTCAAGAAGTGGGGAATTGTTGACGAGTTCCCGGCTTGGGCAAAGAAAATTGCTTTCGGGCAAGACTTCGGTTATACGCATGACCCGTCTGCTTCCATTCGTTGTGGTATCGTTGATAACGCCCTTTACTTGGATGAAGTGGATTACCGTACTGGATTGCTTTCTTCTGACATCATCAAGACTCTTCGCCCGTGGGGATTGAAAGTCATTGCTGACAGCGCAGACCCACGTTTGATTCAAGAGATACACAACGGAGGAATCAAGATATATGCCGTAGAGAAAGGTGCAGGCTCTATCAATGCCGGAATTGACAAAATGAAAGATATGGAGATTTATATAACCAAACGCTCGTACAACTTGCAAAGCGAGTTCAGAAAGTATGTTTGGGCAAAGGATAAGGACGGGAACTATATCAACGAACCGGAAGACCATGACAATCACGGAATAGATGCTGTACGTTACTATGTATTGGGTGAGCTTCTTGGTAAGATTCAGAAGCCGAAAGATTTAACAGGAATATTCACACATTAAAAATATAAACTATGCCATTGAATTTAGAAGAAATATTAGCATTGCCTGACATCGGGCAGAAGATAAACTACCTGAAGAAAGGTAGGAAGACTGAACTTCCCGACCGTTGCAAACTTTGGGATGATTGGAATCCGGAACGACATGAAATCATGGTTGACAAAAAGAAGTATCCGGACAGAAAGGTTCTTGAAAAAGAAGCTGAGAAACACTTCGATGAAAAAACTGGTAAGACTTATGAAATCGAAGCAAAGTATAAGACTGAACCGGTGAACCGTATTTCTATTCCATTGGAACAAGATATAGTGAACATTCAAACTGCTTTCACGGTCGGCACAGAACCGTCTATGGATTGCATTCCGACTGATGATGATGAAAAGAAGCTGCTGGATGCGGTAAAGGCTGTATTTAAATCCAACAAAATCAAATACCAAAACAAGAAGATTGTCCGTGCCTGGCTCTCCGAACAAGAAGCGGCAGAATATTGGTATGTTACCGATGATGATTCGTTTTGGGCAAAGTTTTGGAAGAAAGTTAAGACTACGTTCGGTGGCAAGGTCAAGCCCACCAAGAAACTGAAAAGCGTGTTATGGTCTCCGTTCCGTGGGGATAAGCTTTATCCGTTCTTCAATGATGAAGGTAAGATGATTGCTTTCTCACGTGAGTACAAGAAGAAGCTCATGGATGATTCGGAGGTCACCTGCTTTATGACTATCACGGACAAAATGGTTTATCAATGGGATTTGTCTAAAGGGTATGAAGAAAGAACGCCTTTTGCTCATGGATTCCCAAAACTACCGGTTCTCTATGCTTATCGTCCTGAATCTTATTGCAAGAAGATAAAGACATTCCGTGTCCGGCTGGAAAAACTGTTATCTAATTATGCTGATTGTATAGACTACCATTTCTTCCCACTGCTGAAGCTAATTGGAGATGTAGAGGGTTTCATGGGTAAGGTTAAGGATAGAATGGTCAAACTTACAGGTGAAGGTGCGGATGCTCAATATCTGACGTGGAACCAAGCAAATGATACCGTAAAATTTGAGGTAGAAACCCTCTTTGAGAAAGCATATTCTATGACGAATACACCACAAATCAGTTTTGAAAAGTTGAGCGGTGCTGGAAATGCCTTGTCCGGAGTGGCTTTCGATTACGTGTTTCTTTCGACACATTTGCAAGTTCAAAATCATGCCGAGGTGATAGGTGAGTTCTTGCAAAGGCGTGTGAACTTCATTGTCTCTGCTTTAGGCTCTATAAATCCATCTGAATTTAACAAAGCATCTGAAACGATAGATATTAGTACAGAAGTTGTTCCGTATCGCCTTGACAATTTAGAAGATAAAGTAAGTGT